CCCTGCACCTTGCCTGGTCGAAAAATGGCCTCCGGCAGGCGGGTGAATAAAACAGCAACAGACCCTGGGCAAATCAAATGGCTGCGCAGCGAACAGCGCACCGTCGCAAGACCGACAACGCTACAGCATAACCGAGAGGCCACTAAATGAGAATTGTTTTCATGCGCAAGAAGCGCAGGGAGGGTCAAGCTGTAGCGCGGCGCGATATTTCGCGCGCCGCTGCGAGATAAACTCCCTCCGTAGTTAGTTGCTCACACCGAAACGAAATTTCAATTCGAGCGCTTCAGCTGTTCGCGGTTGAATGCCGGCTCCCACGTTGCCAGATCATCGCACTGCTCCGATCCAGCCGGCGGGGAACCAGCTGTGCATTGCTCGATAAGCCGCGAGAACATGCGAACACCCATGGGCGCGAGATCCCGAGTCCACAATTCAGCAGGCGTGTCGCTCGGGGCGATGTGGCACCAGTCCTGGTAGATGATTGGCCCGGTATCCACTCCATCATCCATCCAGTACAACGTGCCTCCTGTGACGGTCTCCCGCATGTGTATGGCCCAGCGGATCGCATCACGCCCACGGTGCCTTGGCAGTAGCGATGGGTGGAAGCCAGCGCACCCGATGGCAGCCTTGGCCCGAGCACTGGCTGTTATATAGGCGTGGGCATGGGCTGCGAGCATCAGGTCACAAGGCGGCACTTGCGCCCCCGTTACCAGCGAACCCGCCACCAGCGGCAGGCCAAGGCAGTGCGCGGCGAGTGCGAGCCTGTCGCCACTTGGTGCAACCACAGCAACCACCTCATGGCCTGCAGCCGTGCAGGCGTTGAGAACCTGCACCCCCAGCCACTTCTGGCCGACGATCACTATCCTCATGGCTCCCCCAAATAGCGGAAGCCCTGAACCGCACGGAAGTGACCGCCAAACCCGCTGCCGCCCTTTTGCTTACCAAGGCGCGCGGCGCTGGCGTGTAGCGATGCCGCTGACTTTGCTTTGTTGCCGCCGACTAGGCTGCCCGACACTTGGGTCCACTTGCTGTCGCGCCGAAGCGCCGCCGCCAGTCCGGGATGACTGGTGTGGAACAGCGTGCGAAGCGGCAGCCCGTGCCGGTTTTCACCAGCGAGCCAGAGTTCGCAAACCGCATTCAGGAAGCGCATACCGACGCCCGCTCCCTGCCACTCAGGCATCACAACCAGACGGCATGCCCGAGCCTCAACAAGGCCCGGTCTGGTGCCGAATGCAACGTGGGCAACGGCCTGCCCGTTGACCCAGCCTGTGTAGTGGGTAGCGGCCACCATGGGCGGCAGCTTCAGATAGTGATGCTCTTCAAAGGGGGCATAGTCGCGCTGCGCAGCTTCGCGTACTTCAAGTTCGATGCTTGGCCGTCGCCGGTGCCACCCCCGATAGAACTGGCCCGAGTCGGTGTCATACACCCAGTCGGGCTGCACCCAGTCCAGAATGTCGTAGTGGCAGGACAGCAGGACGACTTGGCCACTCGTGCGGCGCCAGGCTTTGGCAAATGCGCCGGCACCGATCTGGGCAATGTGGCGGTCTACTACTGAACTGAACTCGTCGATGACAGCAAGGGCCGGCGCCTCGCAGACCAACCTGGCCAACGTGGCGCGGAACTGCTCACCCATCGACAGCACGTTGAACGGCCGCAGCCAGGCGGGGACAGATCCAAGGCCAACAGCCGACAGCGCGGATGGCACCTGGTCAAACGCTCCACCCGGAGCGATCGCATCGATGATTGGCTCATCCTTCGGCCAGCGCGGGTTGTATGGCGCCTTGAACCTGCGACCGATGCTGGTCTTGCCGCTGCCGGACGGCCCGACCACCACGCCAATCTTCCAGCTCATATCCTCGATCGGAAGGTCGGCGTCAATGACAACCTCATTGCCCTGGTCAACGTTGAAAAGCGACTTTACACGCGCGGCTCGGTAGCTGTTGGAGTCTGCGCAGCGGTGCTCAATATGAACCTTCATACGCACACCACCCTTACTTTGTAGCCGCTGCTCTTAAGCCGCTCAAAGGTCTGCTGTTGGGCTTGCTCGTCTTCGCAGACGATGATGATGCCGAACTGAGGCTTGTACTTATAGCCGTTCGGTCCTGGGGGTTGCTTCGGTTGTTTTGCCATGACGGCCTCCGCTCTGGGCGCTCGATGGCGCGCATGATGGGAAGCTCGCGGCTTTCTGATTGAACGTGCCACAGCGTGGGCACTTGATCTGTACTTCACTCGACTCGGTTGCTTTGGCGAGCAACCGGTTGCACTTTCCACACCTCAACTCTTTCAACATCTGCAAAGCCTTTTCAATTCTGATAGCCTTGCCCCGCACTCGCGAGTGTGGCGGGTTTTGGCCGGCTTGCAGCTCAGTCCTGCAGGTTAGCGTCCGTACTGGGTGTTGCTGCACCCAGTGCGGTCGCCCGTCTTCATTGCGTGTTTACAGCGTGTATGTCCTCTCCTCACCAGAAGCCCAGGCTGTTTGCTCTGTCACGACGTGGGCGTCGGACCAGACCACACCATCGTCCGAGTACTGCAGTACCCACGCCTTCGGCGTTCTCAATCCCCACGCGGCAGCGCCTAACACCTGAACCGAGTAGCTAGCCAACTCAACAGCGGCAGGCATTTCATAGCTGAGCCAAATAGGCAGCGGGGTGCCGTTCTGCGACACAAACCGTGTAGACGTTTCGCCGTCGAATGCTGCGGCGGGCAGGTAAGGTGCGCCGGCCGTTGAACTTGCCGCCGCAGTGCCACCTACGGCCATGTTCGTATCCGACGCGTCCAGCAGCTTCAGCTCGGCGATAGCCAAGTAAAAGTCCGTCGCGCCGTTGTTCTCAGTCACGTACAGGCGCCAGAACTGATGCGCACCGACGCCTGCGGGCGGGGCAAGAGCAACGCGGTGGGTGTGGCGCTGGGGGCTTTCAAGGCCTTCCCGTACTGACCACAGCTCGATATCGACATCCACGCCCTGGTACTCGGTTGACAGCGTCAGGTCTGTCCCGGCAACGCCGGATGCAGAGTCGAGCACCGTTGCCGTGTCCGCCAGCAGCATTCGCGCGCTGTAGGTTGTTCCAGGCTCCGGCCCAACAGTGCCAAACGCAGTATCGATCAACTGATCTGCCTGCATCAGCCGGTCTCTGTGCGCCCAGCTCAGTACCAGCTCGCTGCCGGTCTCGACTGGGTATGCTTCGCCGTTGATCAGGAACTGGCCCGGCGGATACGGCCGACCTTGGCGCGCCTGCAGGGTCTGTGTGAGCGTGCCGGCTAGCTCCGGGGCCAGGCGGCCGCTTGATGTGTTGGTCAGCAGCTGCGCCTGCATCGTCGTGCCCAGGGAATAGGCGGTTTCGTCGAGGCCGGTCCAGTCCTCATAGAACCAGATCCGGGTGCCGGCATCATGGTCAGCGGGTACCGTGTCAACGCAGCCGCGTGCGATGGTGACTGCACCTGTCTCCGTGTCGATGGCGTCGATGCGCACAATCTCGTCGCCCAGCAGCGCAGCAGTACCGGTTACGACGTCGTCCAGGCGGGTGGCGCTGTTGAGGGTGATCTCAGTAGCCAGCTTGTCGATCGCCGCTGCGAGCACGCCGGAGGGGCACCAATCTGCGATGCCCTGGTTGATGAACTCACCGCTGGCGCCGACGCGGGTGGTCAGGCTGTAGTTGAGAGACATCATCGACGGCGCGCTGGCCAAGCTGCCGAGGTATGCGGCGGATACATCAATCAGCTGCAGGTTGGCCGGGTCCACACGCTGAACCAGGTCGCGCCAGGTGGCCTCCATCAGTTGACTGATGACAACGGGTTGCGGCGTGCGATCGGGCGGCTGCCAGCCTGCCGGCGGCACGCCAACAAAGGAGCTGCTGGGTAGGCCGAACAGATCCTGCACCACGGTGACGGTGATACGGCCATTGGTGAGCAGCCCGTCCTCAATCTTGCCCACACGCACAACCACCTGCTCGATGCCGCGGCGTAGCGAGCGGATGCGGATCGGGTCGCCCAGGTTCAAGTCTCGGCCGCGACGGTCGAGCACGACCTTGCAGCGGCGCAGCCCCCCGGTTTCGATGCGCATGTCGCGCTCCAACAACCGGCCAGCAATCTCGGCTGTAGGCGCGCCCAGGTAGTCGACCGTTTTAGGGGCGCGCTTGCCACGCGCCGATATGGCGGCGTTGACGCCGCGTACGGTCTTCTTTTCACCATCGATCGCATCGATGTAATTGACCACCATCGCCGACGGCATGTCGTCGACCGACGGGGCTTCATTCTCCAGCACTTCAAGCAGCCCGCTGTCCTCATCAAACAGTGGCAGCTCGGCAGGATCGTAGTCATCACGTAGAAGGCGGATGCTGCACAGCCCGGTTGTGCGGTGGTTAAACACCTCGGCGCCAACGTGCGCCTCAATAACGTCCGTGAACGCCGTGAAGGTATCGCCCCGGTGCCACTCGATGCACAGCCCAAGCCCCTCGGCGTAGCAGGTATCGGCGGCGGAGCGCCAGGCCGCATCGTCCATGATTGACCGGCTCCAACCTCGGAACAGTCGGCTAGTGCGGATCTGATACAGGATATGCACCGGGTTCATGGCCTTGATCTCGCCATCGGCCAGCCAGATGAACTGCTTTTCCGGGTACCAGGGCGCCTCCTGGCCCCACAGCCGGTTGCCGCCTCGGCGCAGCACCTCCCATGGCTTGGGGTACGGGTTGCCTGTCGTAATCAGGCCACTATAAAAAGCCGAGGTGAACCCTCTGAAGGCGGGTGCCACACCGCCCAGCATTGCGGCCAGCTTGGGCAGGACGCCCTGGGTTTCTTCGCCGAACATCACATCCATCCGGCCCTGCAGGCCGCCTTCACCTTCATCGCCACCGAACAGCTCCGGTGCGTTGATAAAGATCTGGCCGTTATCGGTAATTGAGCCGCGCCACGCCTGCTTGTCGCTCGCGCGGATCTCCACCAGCTCATCAAGCGGCAGCCCGAGCCCCATGTGAATATCGAAGTAGTACCGGGTGACCTTCGGTTTGCTGCTACTGCTGCCCATGGAGTGCCTCCGCGTGTTCCACCAGGTGCAAAGCCAACGCGTCGCCGGTTGCGCGCAGTTGCTCGCTGTCTATGCCTGAACGGAGAAACGCCAGCCAGTCCAGCCCATGGCGTGCGAAGAACGCCCGGCTTTGGCTATGACAGTAGCCTTGGCGGCCGTTCCAGGTAGGTACCGAGTGCAGGTGGTCGATAGTGATGATCACTTTTTGCCCCCGCCAATCTTCACTCGCCGTGTGCGGTAGTTGCCGACTGTCAGGCACATCCAGCTTTTGCTCCAGCACTGACCGAACACGGCCGTTTTGGGCTCACCCTCTTCAAACAGGGGGAAGTCAAAGTCCTCAAATGCCGCCGGCTTCTGCTGCGGCGGTTTGGGCGCGAGCGCAACCGATAGGACGTAAGACGCAACCATAATCGCGATTTGGACCCACATAGCAGTACTCCTTACCAGACGGCGTTGCCATCGAATGGGCTGCGGCGCTCCAGATCAGGAATGCCGCGAAACCGGTCACTGTTTGCATACTTATCGGTGCAGGTGCCGAACAGAAAGTCGCAGCCAGGCAGCACTCGCAGTGTTGCCGATGCCGGAATACCGGCGGTGCCGCCCAGCAACCGCAACTCGGTACCCACATGCCGATCGATGTGCCGGCGGTCGTATTCCCCGGAACCAATCGGCCACTCAACCCACCCGGCCATAAACCAGCCGTCCGGGTACCCGGCAGCCGCAGCGCACTGAACAGCCGCCCCATCCATGGACTGGATGGTCATCGGCACCTGGTGAGCGGTCAGATTCACGCCGCAGCGCTCGTCACCCAGGGTTGCGGTGCAAAACTGGGAGTACGCATCGTCAAGACCGGGTTGGCCCATCTCTGCATCTCGGCTGACGCAGGTGATACGGCACCGATCCAACGCTGGCCAGTTCACAGACTGGATGCGCCCGGCCCACCTCAAACGGGGGTCGTTGTCGCCGTAGTGCATGTCAAATACAGTCAGTTCTATCTGATCGCTTGGGCAGCCTGTGCGCCACGGCTGCGCGACCTCAATGTCAGCTGGCGCAGTCACAACGAACTTGTCAGCAGTAGCATCGCCAGTGAACTTGGCGCCGGCATCGGTCATGCCGCCGCTGAGCGAGCGGTAGACCTCCGAGCCAACTGTGACATCGCGGTCTGCGCTGCAGTACAGCCAGCGCAGCACGCCTCGGCTGAATCGATACAGGGCCACAGGCTGGCCGGCATCAATAGACTGTTCGTAGCTATTGAAGGTCATCGTCACGTACCCCTCTGAACGTCACTTGGGCAGCGGCCGCACCTTCGCTGTCGGTTATGTGATCCAGCGTCACCCGGTCCGCATTGCCTCGCGACAAAACAAGCCAACAGACGCGGGCGATATCCTCAGGAACCATGGCAGTACCCAACACCGAATCAATGGCCAGGCGCTCGACATTCGCATCGATCTCGCTTGAACCGGTGATGCGCCGATACAGCACCTGTCCGTTCACCAGCTCGATGCGGATGTCCCGCCGGCCGACGCGCTGCAGACCAAACCGGCTGTAACCAACGTTGGCAACGTCGATGGTCAGGGCGGTGTCAGTCATTGGTGCAACAACGGTCAGGTCATCGGCGTGTGTCGGCACCCATACCGCTCGCTGCCGGCCGCGCAGGTAGTAGAGCAGTGAGCGCAGCCAGGCGCGGTCGGCGCGGCCCATATCCACCCAGCGCCAGTCGGTGATTGGCAGCGCGCGGCCGGCCACGTCGGTCACCAGCGGCAATGCGGTGCGGCTGTCTAGGGTTAGCAGCAGGCGCTCAAACTGATGCGTCAGGTCTTCGGTCTCGTCCGGCCGCCGCTCCAGCACAGGCCAGCCCCGGTAGGCCGGCAACTCCGCAGCGTCCAGCTCTGGCCAGTCACATGCCTCCATCACTTGAAACTTCACGTCCGCCTGCATTAGTTGGTCAGTCAAACGCACCAGGTCAGGCTGCTGCATCAACTGGGCTGTACGAACCGGATAAAGACGGGTGCCCACCGGCCAGCCCTGCAGGGTTGGTCGCTTCAGGCTTAGCCCGCCAGCGTCTACTGAATCAATCTCCACCACCTCAGATTGAAACGCTGTTTCAGCACGCAACATCGCCAGGCCGCCCGCGCGAAAATCCAGATATTCAGTAGCGCAGGGAATACTCAGCGACTCTGCCGGCACCGCCGTGCCCAGCCGTTGGATATCCGGCCAGATGGGCAGCGCCCAGATCCTGCTGCCCCAGCCAAACAACGCCAGGTCCAGCAACTGGCGCTCGCGGCCTTCCACGTACATAGGCGCGCTCAGCTCACGGCGCGGGGCCGTGCGCAGCGCGCGGCGCTGCTCGGCCTGGCTTTCAGACGCCAGCACATCGGTCAGCCATTCCAGTTGCTCCTGCACCCCCTGACCCCAATCGGGGGCAAACGCCCAGGCAATGATGCGGTTGGCGGTGATACGCAGGCCGGGCTGCTCTCCGTTGGCAAATACCCAGCTCAGCAGCGTGTCCAACACTGGCTGGCCATCTGGGGTGACTGATACTTGGTATTCGCGCTCCTGCAGGGCGGTGAACAGCAGCGGCGGCGCGGGCTGACCAGAGACGCCCAGCCCCTCATCCAGGCCGTCAATTTCGCTCAGCGATTGCGGTACCAGGTGCGCGTTCCAGATGAAAACCGACGTGGTCTGGGTGGATGCTACGTTACCTAGATCCAGCTGCTGCGGGCTGCTGTGAACGCGGTGGTAATAGTCGTCCGAGAAACGGCGCTGTAGCTGGCCACCAAGCACCCTCTGCTGCGGCGCGCTGACGGGTAGGTGACGGGCGAGCGGCTGGGCAGGCAGGCCCTGCATGGCCGAC